TGGCCGGTGGCTTGGCACTTGACGCCTTGACGTTCCATAAAGGCGATGTGATTAGCCTGGCATCGAGCCGCGAACAGGCCACGATTATTTACACCCGAGTCAAGCACGTTATCGACAAGACAGCCTGGCTATCCAAGCGGTTCAAGAAAACAACCGAGACTCGAGGCATCGCCAAGACCGACGGCTCAGGCAAATACAAAGTTAGCCCGGCTCGCGAAGCGGCCATGCAAGGAATCACGATGGTTCGTTGCATCCTCGACGAAGGTCACCTAGCCAAGACTGGAATCTGGACGGCAGCCAAGAAGGGCACCTCGGCAATCGACAACGCTATGGTCATTATGATTACAACGGCCGGCGACCAAGAATCCAAGACTCTTATCGACCTTTACAACACCGCCGACCAAGTCATCGCAGACCCGACCTCTAACGAACGCTTTGGCGCATTTATCTGGGAAGCCCCGGCAAACTCGCAGCTCACCGACCCCGAGGCAATCAAGGCTGCTAACCCAGCGGTAGAGTGTGGTCGAATACCCCTTGAGCGAGTGCTACAAGACATTTCGACAAGTCCCGAGCATGAAGTCCGCCGCTACACTCTCAACCAGTTCATTAGCGGCACACGAGAATCGTGGCTGGCCGGGGAGCTATTCAGACAAGCCTCTGGCAACGGCATCGCGGAGATCTCTGGCTCGGTGCTCGGCATCGACATCACGCGCAACTTCGAGCACGCAACTATTGCAGCTGCCAAGCGAGTCGGCGACTCATACGAGACTGAGTTAGTCGCGTCGCTAGTGCAACCGACCGAGGACAAGCTCGTCGAGATGATTGTCTCAATCTGCCAGAAGCATCACATCAGTGCAGTCGCCCTTGACGACCGAGGCATGCACTCGATACATCGCAAACTAAAAGAGCGTGGGATACCCGTTTGGAATCTTTGGAATAAGGAAATAAATACGGCCTGCATGACGGTTTACTCGATGTTCGCTAATGGTCGAGTGCATCACAACGACGACCCTCTGCTCATCGTGCAGAATGGTCGAGCAGTCGCTAGGTATGTCGGAGAGTATTGGCAGATCTCGCGCAAGGAATCCGTCGGCGACATCGACGCTCTCCTGGCAACTTGCTGGGCACTTTATGTCGCGTCGGCACAAGGTGTCGGTGGTGTCGGTGTATACTAGTTTTGTCCTCCAGACATTCACACAGCGTTGAGGGAGGGTGTGCATGGTATGCCTTGTGTCGAAACGGGTTCCCTCCCTCAACTGCGTGAAACTTTGCGACACGCCACGTCGAATCGGTCATAGCACAATAAGGTGTTCTATATGGCCTCACTCTGGCAAAGACTGACCGGCACTGCTCCACGCGTTGAGAAGCGTGCTGGCGTGCCCAATATTCCCGTCCGCTCCGACACGTTTGTCGACACAAGTGCAGCTCTCTCGCTGGCATCGGTGTATCGCGCGATTCAAATCATCGCGACCCCAATTTCTAAGGCGTTGCCACTGGAGACCTACCGCTACGGCGGCGGACTCGAGCAGAGAATCGACAACCCAGTTCTCGTAAACAACCCGTCGCTATTCGAGACGCGCAAAGACTTTATTTTCTCGACTGTTACCAGCCTGGCACTTACCGGCGAAGCCTTCTGGTATAAGTCTTACGACTCGCGCGGCCAAGTCAACGACCTAACCCTCATTCCATCGGGTGGCATCACGATAAGACTCGACGGCGTCAACGGCATGACCGGCAACAAGGTGTTTGACTACATGGGCATTACTTATACAGCTCGCGAAATGGAGCACCTTCGCTTATTCTCGGTCGTCGAAAACTTGCGCGGACTTGGCCCAATACAGACAGCATCGAACGACATAAAGACAGCCCTAGAGCTGCGCAACTTCGCTTCCAGTTGGTTCTCGACCTCTGGAGTTCCGACCGGAGTGTTGAAGACTGGCAAAATGCTCACCAAAGAGCAGGCCGACGAAGTCACCCTAAACTGGCACACCAAGCAGGCAACTAGACAACTCGCGGTGTTGAGCGAGGGCTTTGATTATCAAGCCATTAGCGCCACGCCCCAGGACTTAATGTTCACGCAGGTCGCAGCTCAGTCGACTCAGACTATTGCTCGCCTGTTTGGTGTCCCAGCTCGACTCCTGCTCACCGGCGTAGACGGCTCGAGCGACACTTACGCAAACCTTAGCGACGAACAGCAGACTTTTTATCGCCATACCCTCATGGCCTACACAAACGCCATCGAGGACGCACTCTCGGCTTGCCTACCCCGAGGCACGTCGGTTCGCTTTAACTACGAGGGACTCTACAAGGCAGACATGAAGACTCGCTATGAGATGTATAACATCGCAACTGGCGGCCAAGCATGGCTAACCCCCGAGGATGTCCGCATCAAGGAAGGACTCTAATGTCTGAAATGGAAACACGCGAAGTCGAGTTTCGACTAGCAGAAGAGCCAGGCACAATCACCGGGCTTGCAGTGCCATACAACGAGACTGCCGACATCGGCGGCGCATACCAGGAGCGTTTCATGCCGGGTGCAATCCGCTCGGTCGAGGACGTCAAAATCTACTACGGCCACCAACACGATGACCTACCAATCGGTCGAGTCATCTCAGGCCGCGACACCGAGGCAGGCTTCGAGATCACGGCAAAACTAACCGCAGGTGTCCAGCGTGCCGATGAAACCCTAGCGCTTATGCGCGACGGAGTTCTCAACAAGTTCTCGGTCGGCTTCGTGCCCATCGAGCAGAGCGTCGACGGCAACGTCGTAACTCGAACCTACGTCGACCTCAAGGAGGTCTCCGTGGTCGCAATGCCCGCGTTCCAGAACGCATCCATAACCCAAGTTCGCGAGGAGAAGGAAACTGAACCGACCGACGAAACCCAACAAGAAAGTGAGAGCGAAGTGTCCGAAAACACAGAACTCGACGTTCGCGCGATCCAGGATGAGCTTGTAGAAGTTCGTCGCTTGGTCGAGGCCAACGCCGCACCACAGGCTCCGGCAAAAATGCTCGGCGCATCATTCCGCAACCAAGGTGAGTTTGCTAAGGCACTACTCAAGGGAGACGCAGAAGCAATCGAGTTCGCTCGCACAGCATCGACTTCCGCAGACGCAGCTCTACTCCCAGCATGGTTCGGCTACATCGACACCTTGATTACCAACAACCGACCATCTCTGTCGGCATTCTCCAGAGCAGCGCTCCCAACATCAGGCCTAACTGTTGAATACACCGTTATCGAAACCAACACCCTTGAAGTAGGCGTTCAAGACCCAGAGAACGAAGCACTTAGCTTCGGTAACCTAACCTTTGAGGTCGAGTCAGTCCCAGTAGTCACCTACGGCGGCTACACAAGCTTCAGCAGGCAATACGTTGAAAGAGCCCAAGTCGACACTTTGTCACAGGTATTCGCAGGCTTGTCGATTGCTTACGCGAACGCAACCAACGCGAAGGTAGTTGCCCTTTTGGCAGCTCAAAACTGGAACGGCAAGACCTTCACCGCAGACGGCGGAACCGCAGCCTCGTTGGCAACCGGTATCGCTAACGGTGCGGCTTACATCTACGAGAACAGCGGACTACGTCCAGAGTTCTTACTAGTAGACCCAAGCGCATACGTATCCATCTTCGGACTCGCTGCAAGCGACGCTCGCCCAGTAAGCCTCCTAAACGGCGCTGGCGTGAACAACATTGGCTCGGCAAATATCCCTGGACTAACCGGTCAGATCTTCGGCCTTCCAGTAATCGTCGACCCACAGCTAGCCAACAACACTTGCTACATGGCTAACTCGGCTGCCTTAATCAGCATGGAATCGTCTGGCTCACCAGTGAGGCTGACGGACGGAGATATAACCACGCTTACGGATTTGGTATCCGTATATGGTTACATGGCTGCTGCAATCCCTCGCTTCGGTGCAATCGTCAAGCTCGACGTAACCGTATAGGGCTAACCCATGTCTGTGACGCTTCAAGACTTCAAAGATTACGTTGGCACAAAGGACGCCGGAACTTTCCCTCAGCGCTGCTTAGACGCAGGCCTGGCGGAAGTAACGGAAATGATTGGAACGGCGACTAACGTGCCCGGCACAATCGCAGACCTTTGCGTGCTTCAAGTAGCCTCTGAACATTGGAATCGTCGCAACGCTCCAAGTGGAATCGCTCAGTTTGCTGACGGCTCTGGGCAGGGGATGAGAGTATCACTCGACACTAAGCGGTCGATCTACGCTCAACTCCTGCCCTATGTCGGGTTCTCAGTATGAGCGAAATCGCAGCTGCAAAAGTCGAGCTGGCGCTAACTCTCGGAGAAGCAGACCTGGATGTTTACTCATACATTCCTGCTCGAGTCACGCCACCGGTGATTGTTATCCGCGCCGCTTCGCCTTACATGACTACCTCATCAGTAGGTTCAGAGTATCTCGTGAACCTCGAGCTTCAAGTAATCGCCGGGACGGCAGACAACGAATCATCGAGCGATGACCTCGACGATCTAATCGAGGCCTGTCTCCTGGCATTACCGCAATACTCAGGCTTCAAGGATGTCTCGGCACCATACACGCTTGTGGCCAACGGCAACGATTACTTGGCAGCAACAATCGGTTTAGACCTTCAAATCACTCTATAAAGAAAGGACTTTGAAATGGCCGTATCGACCAGAATCAAAGCAACAAACATCAAGTTTCTAATCAACTCGGTCGAGTTCTCATGCGATGCCAACTCGGTTGAGCTAAGTCTCTCGGACGCACCTGGCGGCCAGCAGACATTTTGCGAAGTCCAGCCCCTCCAGGAGTGGAAGTTATCGCTAGAAGGTATTGCATCGGGTGACTCGACCTCGCTCTACCAGCTCTTGTTTGCTAACTACGGCACCGAGGTTGCATTCAAGGTTGCTCCACAAGGCAACTCAACTGCGACCGCTTCGGCACCGAACTACGAGGGCACTGTAATCTTTGATAACTTGCCACCGCTAAACATGGTATCGGGCGACATCATGTCGTTTGATATCGAGCTGACTGTAAAGAACGCTGTTCACACTCCAAATGCAACGCCACCGGTTTACTTCGGCCTCACCAAGAAAACCAGCTAGTAACCATGGCTCGGGAATCTATCTCGAGCGGTTCTGTCCAAATCGAAGGCCTTGGGTTGCTACAAAAGCAACTCAGGGCTCTCGAGGCAGACAAGGCAGAGTTACTCGAAGCGAACCTAAACGCAGCCGAGACTGTAATCAGGGCGGCGCGACCTTTGGTGCCTATCAAAACAGGTGCTCTTGCAGCTTCGCTTCGACCATCCAAGACTGCCAGGTATGCTCAAGCGGCGGCCGGTAGCAATCGCGTTCCGTATGCCAACCCTATTCACTGGGGATGGTCAGTTGTAGGTTCTAGTCACAAGGGCACATTAGCGGCTGGGACGCCTCGCAACATCAAGCCAACGCCGTTCTTTTCAAAGGCACTCGGTTACACTTATGAGGAAATCATCGCTAACTATCAGCGTGATCTACAAAAACTAATAAACAAATACGGACTCGGAGAATAAAAAATGGCAACCATAGACTTCAACAGCATGACTCTAAATGAGATTGAACTCATCGAGCAGCTGACTTCGCGCAACATTGACTCGATTATGGCAGACGACGCTCCAAGGGGTCGCTCATTCAAAGCCATCATCTTTGTCTACAAAAAGCGCACTGATCCAAACTTCACTTTTGAGCAGGCCGGGTTGCTATCCCTAGAGGAAGCCTCGGCATTGTTTGGAGATGACGATGCCGACCCAAAAGATTAAGAGAGGAGCAGGCTCGACGCAAGGCTGAGTTCTGCACCGCGACTCGCATGAGTCCGACAGAGTATGAAGCCCTAACGCTTTACGAATATCAAGCATTCGTCCAGGCGCTAAGCAAGAGTCCAGGTGACCAATAATGGCCGCAACCCTAAACTTTAGGTTCGTCGCTAACGCGGCAGGCCTACAAAAGGGCATCGCTGGTGCCAAAGGTGACCTCACAGGCTTCCAAAAGACCACTGAGGGCGTATCGAAAAAAATTGGACTAGCACTCGGCGCGATAAGTTTCGTGTCTGTAGTCAAGGGTTTGACGGACGCAGCTAAAGCGGCATCTGAAGACCAAATTGCACAAAACAAGCTGGCCCTGCAAATCAAAACATCCACTGATGCAACTGATGCTCAAATCAAGTCAAATGAAGACTTTATCCTGGCAACCTCAAAAAGCACTGGTGTCTTGGATGATGTCCTTCGCCCGGCATTGGCTAACGCAGTTCGTGGCACTGGAGATCTAAGCAAAGCTCAAGAGTTACTAAAGATTGGACTTGACGGCGCAGCTGCTACGGGCAAGCCACTTGAGACCATTATGAAGGCTCTTACGCAAGCTCAGAATGGCAACACGACATCGCTCTACAAACTTGCTCCGCAGCTAAAAAAGACTAAAGGCGGAGTCGATGACTTTGCTAAGTCGGTTGCAGGCGCGGCAGGAACCTCAGCAAGTCCATTCGCCAAGTTTTCTGTTGCTCTGAATGAAGCAAAAGAAACCATTGGTGCAGCGTTCTTGCCGGTCATCGAAAAACTTATTGTGGTTCTCAGCCCACTCATTGAAAAGATAGCTCCGGTTCTTGCCAGGGTAATTGAGAAACTAGCCCCAATCTTTGTGACCCTTGTCGAAGCTCTACTTCCACTTGTCGAGATGCTACTGCCGCCGCTTGTCGAGTTGCTCGAGGCACTCATGCCAGCTATTTTGCCATTGGTCAAAATGCTTACGGAGCTGCTGGTGCCAATCATCAAAATCGTAGTGCAGTATTTCAAGTTTTGGCTAGGAGTCATTAAACCAATACAGCTGGCTGTAGGCAAGTTTGTTATCGGCATCAAGGATGCCTTTGGCGGGATAGTCAACGCAATCAAGGTGCCAATCAACGCAGTGATCGGAGCACTTGAGTCATTCTTTAACTTTGCAATCGGCGGAGTCAACAAACTAGTTGACGGCATAAACTTCTTGCTGGCTGGAGTCAACGCAATTACAGGCCTCAAACTACAAGTTGGCAAGATCCCGAAGGTAAAAATCCCTCGACTAGCCGAAGGCGGTATTGTTATGCCATCGCCAGGGGGAAGCATCGTAAACGTAGCCGAGGCTGGTCAGGCCGAAGCCATCATTCCGCTAAGCAAACTTGGCAACCTAGGCGGCGGCAACACTTACGTCATCAATATAAACCGCGCA